CTGTATCAGGATTCTTCCAACTATCTGGCAATATCTTTGTAAACCATTCATTGTTTAGTATAGTTTTTAGTGTATTATTTTTTAAATTGTTTTTTTCAAAATCATATTTACTTATAACAGGATCGTCTGCCCAATCTGTTCTAAAACGATTGGTTGGAAAATCTTCTTTTAGATAACAACATTGGAAGACTTGACCATTGGGATTTATCATACACTTTTTTAGTTGTTTCCATTTACATATAATTTTTGGCATATATAGCTTTTTCTAATGTTTCTTTATTACCATCTTCGTTAATAAAATTAAACGTGTATTCATCGCCATAAAAATGATCAAATCTATCTGATGGATATGATAAATGATTTTTAGATCCATTTCTTATTGCTATTTTTTTTATTATATCTTTAAATTTTTCATTGTGTTTAAATAATATAGTTTGAGATAGAGGTGTTGCTTTTGTTTTTGACAACGCTTTTAAAGCTGCTAATGATTTTTTTAAAGATGTTCCTCTTCTATATTTTTGGTGCATTTCTTCATCAATACCATCTACGTCTATAACTATTGTTAATCTTTCGCCACAGTAATTTCCCATTCTAGTATAAAAATCTTCATTACGAATACTACCATTTGTAGTTATAATTACTTTTGCGTTTGAATTATCCATTATATAATACGTTATAGGTTCTATGTCTTTTGCCATTAATGGATCTCCCCAAGTGCCACAAAAACTGTATTCTTTTATGTCATCTAAAGTATTCTTAGGAAAATAATTCATAAAATCGTTAAGTGACCAGGTTATTAACGGTAAATTTTTTGCAACACCTAATCCATTTATGTCTGTTCTTTGACATTGTGGACACCTTGCATTACAAAGATTTGTTAAATTTATATCAGCTATTTCAATCAAAATAAAGTTGCCCTTCTACTGTGTCTGAAGTAATCTAATTTTTCTTTAGCAAAACACCATACGTTTTCAATGTATATTCGATTCATAAACTCGGCCTTTTCTTCTTCACTTTCAAATAGTTTATCTGATTTAGGTCGTTGCATTATTCTCATACCTATTTGACCTACAAAGTGTTCTTTTAAACTATCAACAAGTTCATCGCCACTATAATATCTTGTACCTTTAATTGTAGGATCCATAATGTTAATAAACAGATGGCCTTTGTCTGATAAAGATTTAAAACTATTGATTGAAACAGGTAAATAAAAATCATCACGCCATTTATCATATTCATTAAACTTAAACCAAGATTGATTTTCTTGTTTTTCACCACCTTCGTTATATCGTTCAGTAGAAAAATATGGTGGGCTTGTAAATGCACAATCAATATCTTTTATTGTATCCCAAGGTAAATCTTCAGCACCTGTATTATAGATAGTTACTTTTTTAGGTTTAGATAAGAAACTATTATAAGTTTCTATTTGTTTCATATATTGTTTGTAAGTATTAGGATTTGGATCACAACCGATATATTCTTCAGCATCACTGGCAAAGAAACCAGCAAGTCTATCACCCCAACCACAAGAAGTATCTAATACTTTTTTAGCATTGGTCATTTGATATATTGTTTTGGCAACATTGGGTTTAAACTGTGTAGCAATATATGTTTGTAATCTAAAGGCAGATACATAACTTTTATCATCTAATTTACCACCTCTTAATTCTTCTTTACCTTCTACCATTACTGGTTTCATTCCGTTGATACCTCGCCAGATAGGACCTAAACATCTCCATATATCTTTAGCTGTACCATTTTGCCATACATCTAATGGTGACTTAAAACTATAACTACTACAATTTAATCTTAAATGTTGATGAAAATAATTTGATACATCATTGTAAATAGATGGTGCGTCTATAATACCTAAACCATATTCTTTAAAGTTATATTTGTAATCGTCATATTTTTCTTTGACATTTTTTTCTAATTGTTCTAATGGTTTAACATATTCCCATACATCTTGTTTTTGTAAACCTTTAAATGCCTGACGCATTACTTCATAAGATATTTCTTTTAAGGGAAACTTTGGCCTGTGTTTAGCAATATACTCTGCTAAATCTAATCTAAACTGTTCTTTACCTATGTCATTTGTAACACGTTCAAACGTTTGTTGATCCATTACAGGTAATTGACCATTATATTTTTTTAAATATTCACTCATTGTTCCATCTCATTAATAACCATACTATAAAAACATATATCATTATAACATAAAATATTGCTAAAGTCAATTCCATACTAAAATTTATCTGTTTGATTTCCCCAACTGTCCCAACCATTTCTTTGTGTTCTAGCAAATAGCTCTATGTAAGGTCCCTCTAACAAGTTTTCTATGTGATTATATATTATGTCTGGCTTTCTACTATGTTCTCTACGCTTTTCTACAACTAGTTGAGGTATACTTTTACTAATTCGTTTTGGTTTACCTTTTGTTGCAAGTAAACACATTTCTGGATTGCCTCTTGTCCAATAACCTAAACCTGTAAAATATCCTTCAGATTTTTTATTTGTTTTTGCCCAAGTAAATCCTACAGTTTTATATTTAAAACCCCAAGCATTAATTACTTCAAAGGCCTTATCTAATAAAGGATCAACAACCCACATTAATAAAACTGAATTATCATTTGCAATTTTACTAACAGGTAGATTGCATATGTCTTTTAAATTCATCACACTATAATGATTTTCAGGACTTCTATCTTTACCTTTATCAGAAAAGGTTTTAAACGTCCAAGGTGGATCAGCATATATTACGTTATACTTTTTATTGATATCCATATTATTAATATTATAATAAAAAACATTTTAGTATCTATTGGTGTCATAGCAATTCTTTGACCCCATTGAAAGAATACAAATACTGTAAGATATAAGAGTATCAATGAGGTTATCATCCAAAGAAAGCCTCTAGTGTTGCCTCACGTTCTAACTTCCATCCTATAGAATCAAGTATAAAACGTAAAGGATCAGTAAATGTTTTTTCAAATTGCATATCGTAATCAACATACTTATGTAGATCAAATTCATATGGTATCTTTGTTGAAAAGGATATGACAGTATCTTTAACCGTATTAGGTTGTTTTAACATTAAAAATTTAATCTTATCGCCATCTCTAATTAAAGGATATTTTCTTTGTAATTTATTTTTAAGTATGTAATGATTGTATATTAAAGAACCTTTTACGTGTATTGGTGTGCCTTTTTTATATATCTGTGATGATTCAATATACTTATCAATGTTATTGCAAGACCTAGGAAACGCAACTTCTTCAGGTGATAATGTTTTAAATACTTCTTTAAAATCTTTTACAAACTTAATTAATGCGTCTTCACTATCATTCATAATTACACGAATAGCGTCTTTAATTTTACCTCTACAAACTTCAGGTGTAGATGATTTGACAGCTTCAACACCCATAATCTTTAGTTTAGGTATATCATATCGGACGCCTTCTTCATCAAATACATTCATCATATATCTTTTTTTAGCAACCCATATACCTTTGTTTGCAATTGCCTCTCGTTTCATATACATTTTTTGTTCATAAGCATTTACATACTTGGCAAGATTTTCAAAACTTTTATCAATTACTTTTTGTATTTTGTCTTCAGCTGCCTTGTCTAAAAAATCTACTATTTGATTTGTAGTTTTGCCTTTACAAACTTTTTCTACAAGTTTATCTAGTCTTAAATAGATTGAATCTGTATCAGACGCAACAATATAATTTACATTGGTTGTATTTAAAATCTTATTCATAAATCTGTTGACATCTCTTTCAATCCAACGAATAGATAACTGACCACCTAATGTAATTGCTTCTGCCTGTTTTACATCAAAGTATCTAAAGTATTGATTTCCAATTGCACCGTAAGCTGAGTTTAAAGCAATCTTTTTAGCCATTTGTATATTATGACAACGAGAAATCTCATTTGAGTAGATTGGATCTTTTGTCTTTTGAAATTCTTTTTTAGCTTCGATTGCCTTCTTTTTAAATACAACTCGTTCGGTGTACATCTTCTCCATCAGTTCAGCAAGAAAACCTTGCTTATCTCTTTTAAACATAGCGCCGTTTGGTGCAATAGTTACATTTTTATCTTTTGCCCATTTGAGATTTAATCTTTCATCTAAAAAGTTTTCTACACCAACTGCCTTAGGTTCAACGCCGACAAATGTTTCAGGACTTATATTGTATTGCATAATTAAATGCGGATAAAGAGAGTTCAAATCAAAAGAAACAATCCAATTATGTAAACCAAGTTGTGGGTCTTTTACATATGCACCTTCATATTGTGAATCTTTTTCGTTATCTTCTCTTGGTGGTATAATAATATTTTTTTGAAGTAAATGATTATAGATTAAAGTATCCCAACAACGCACTTGTGAATATACATCTGTATAATTTACTTTATAGTCATAGGCCATAGTTAAACAAAGTTCAATTAACTTCATTTTATCTTCAAGTCTATCAACTAATTCAACATCTTGGATATTATATTCAACAAATCTTTGATAATCTTTTGTATAAAAGTCTTTAAATGTTTCATATGGATTATCTAACTTTTGTTCGCCAAGTTCTACCTTAGCAATATAATTTAGTTTGTAGCTTTCTTGTCTAACATATGTAAACTTTTTGTATAAATCAAAATAATCTAATACAGAAACGCCAAGTATATTCCAAAATTGTGAGTTCTTATTTCCCATTTGCACCCTATCAGCATTGACATAATTCCATGGTGAAAATTTATTAATTGTATCATTATCAAATATAAATCTCATTCGATTCATAAGATAAGGTATGTCAAAAAATTTTACATTCCAACCTGTGACAATATCAGGATGATTTTTACACCAAAATTTAAGAAACTCTAATAATAAATGTTTTTCGTTTTGACATTTAACATAAGTTACATTTGTTTTTTTAGATATAAAGTCACCTGTTCCCCAAGTCAATATTTGTTTATTACTATGATTTTTTACAGTAATACAAATAATCGTTTCTTTTGCAGTATCAGGATCGGGAAAGCCGTTCTCACACTCGGTTTCTATATCAAGTGTGAATATCTTTATATAGTTTTTGTTCCATCGCATTTCGCCCTTATATTCGTCAGCGATGTACTGAT